AATGTTATAACTATTTCAGAATCTACAGACTTAGAAATTATATCTGTCTATCAACAATTTGTTCAAGATATGGCTCGTAGCAAATCTGGAGTACCAAAGTTATCTCGAAGAATGGGATATGTATCTTCTGTAAATGATGCTAAAGATATACTAGAGAAAATATATAAAAAGAAAAGTAGCTAAGTTATGTTCTGAACCCTGACAGAGTTATTCTACTTGGTTTTTATGAGTTGTCAAGTTGTCACCTTGTCACCTTGCCATTTTGATGTATAAATGTTATACTATCTACATAATAGTGATAAAGACTTATGATTAAACCAGGCACTATGGCGAAACGAAAAAGGTCGGAGCACTATGTTAACAATAAAGAATTTCTTGCAGCTTTGATTAGATATCGTGAAGATGTAGAGATTACTTATATTAAGAAGTTTGGTGAGGAACCAGATAAAGCAGGTAGAGCATCTTCATGGGATACTAAACCAGTTATACCTCGTTACATAGGTGATTGTTTTCTAAAGATTGCAAATCATTTATCTTTTAAACCAAATTTTGTTAACTATATGTTCAAGGAGGACATGATCTCTGATGGAATCGAAAATTGCGTCCAATACATTCATAATTTTAATCCTGAGAAATCCAAAAATCCTTTTGCTTACTTTACTCAGATCATACATTATGCGTTTCTCCGTAGGATACAAAGAGAAAAAAGACAATTAGAAATTAAAAATAAGATCCTTGAGAGATCTGGTTTTGATGAAGTCATGCATGGTGATAAGGTTGACGGAATGGATTCTGCAGACTATAATAGTATCAAAGACGCTGTGCATTCTAAGCTTCGTTATTAATGAAGATTGCTATCATAACTGATCAGCACTTTGGAGCAAGAAAAAATTCAAAACTTTTTCACGATTATTTTCTAAAGTTCTATAATGATGTATTCTTTCCTGCACTTGAAGCGGAAGGTATTACCACGATTATTGATATGGGTGATACCTTTGATAGTCGTAAGGGTGTAGATTTTTCTGCATTAACATGGGCAAAGGATAATTATTTTGATCGTTTAAAAGATATGGGCATTACTGTCCATACTATAGTTGGTAATCATACAGCATATTATAAGAATACAAATGATATAAATGCAGTAGATTTATTATTAAGAGAGTATGATAATATAAAAGTTTATTCAGAAACTGTTCCTATAGAAGTAGGTGGGTTAAGTATTCTTCTTGTGCCTTGGATTAATTCTGAGAATAAAAAGAAAAGTGTTGCAATGATTAATAAATCAAATTCTCCTGTGTGTATGGGACATCTTGAGTTGAATGGATTCAGAGCAACTCCAGGCCATATGATGGAACATGGAATGGATTGGAGTATATTTAAAAAATTTAAGAAAACTTATTCTGGACATTATCATTGTCGTTCAAATGAAGAGAACATTTACTATCTTGGTAATCCTTATGAGATGTTCTGGAATGATGTAAATGATAAGGAACGTGGGTTTCATTTCTTTGACACAGAGACCTTAGAACATACACCAGTTAATAATCCATATAGGATCTTTAAGATCATTTATTATGAGGATGATGATTATCAAACCTTTGATACTCGTGCTTATGAGGATAAGATTGTAAAATTAATTGTTAAGAAGAAAACTAAACCTAGAAAGTTTGAAAAATTTATTGATAAATTATATTCATCAAATGTAGCAGAACTGAAGATAATTGAGAATTTTCAATTCCAAGAGTCTGAAGATTTTGAAGCATTCGAGTCTGAGGATACTTTGTCTATTCTTAACAGATATGTTGAAGATTCTGAGATTAACTTAGAGAAATCAAGAATACAGAAGATGCTTCAGGATGTTTATAGGGAGGCTTGTGAAACGGTGTGACTGATACTATACGTGTTTATGATGAAGCAATTCCTGATGGATGGTGTGAAAATTTAATTGAGTTATTTGAATCGATGTCTGAAGAACATCATACATTAACTAATAGAAATAATTGTCCAAAATTTACTGAGATGTGTGTTAATAGAGCATCTATACAACATGTTAATGGATTAGTTCAGTTTGTTCTTAAAGTATATGACAAATATAAGAATGATGTTGGTTCAAAATTTATACCACCTTTTAACCAATTAGAGGAATTTAGAATTAAAAGATATCTTGTTGGTAATGGTGATCGTTTTGATGAGCATGTTGACATACAAAGAGAAAGGACTGCTAAAAGAGCTATATCATTTCTTTTTTATTTAAATACTTGTGAAGGAAGCACGGTCTTTACTAGACAGGACTTGAATGTTTCGCCAAAACGTGGTAGAGTGGTAGTGTTTAATCCTACTTGGGAATATCCACATAAAGGACTTCCTCCAACAGTTGATACTAAGTACATCTTAAGTACTTACTTACATTATCCAAATTTATCCAGTCTGGATAACCCATATGAAATTGGTAAAGAACCAGAAGGTTACTAAAATGTATATCTTAACTGTTCATGGAAAAGAATCAGAGGGTGCATACTCTGTTCAAGATGACAATGGAGAACAAGTTTTATATCTTTTTGAAGAAGAAGATGATGCTTGTAGATATGCTATGCTTTTAGAAGAAATGGACTACCCTGATATGCATGTCATAGAAGTTGAACCTGATATGATGATTGGTGTTTGCGAAACTCATGGTCATGAGTATACTGTAATCACTAAAAATGACATTGTAATTCCTCCGAATACGGAACATGATTTTATTTGAAAAAGTTCGTTGGAAGAATTTTCTCTCAACGGGTAATCAATATTCTGAAATAAATTTTCAAGGCAAATCCACTACGTTAATTACTGGATCTAATGGATCTGGTAAGAGTACGGTTTTGGATGCTCTTACTTTTAGTTTATTCAACAAGCCTTTTCGTAGAATTAGTAAAGGTCAATTGGTCAATTCTACTAATGAAAAAGATTGTAGGATAGAGTTGGAATTTTCTGTTGGTACAGTTAGTTGGAAAGTAGTAAGGGGAATTAAACCAAATATATTTGAGATATGGAGAGATGATAATCTTTTAGATCAAGCATCTTCTGTAAATGATCAGCAGAAATGGTTGGAACAGAATGTATTAAAGATGAACTATAAATCTTTCACACAGATTGTAGTTCTTGGTAGTAGTACGTTTGTTCCTTTTATGCAACTTACTGCAACTAATCGTAGAGAGGTTATTGAAGATTTACTTGATATAAAAATATTCTCTTCGATGAATAATATTATAAAAGATAAGATTAAATTAGCTAAAGATGATGTTAGAACTTTAGAATTGAAGAAAGAATCATTGAATGATAAACTTTCTATGCAAGAGAATTTTATGGAGGAGATAGAGAGTCGTGGTAAGGAACGTATTGAGAGAAAGAAGAATAAAAAAGATAGTTTAAGTGATGAAATATGTGTTCTTACAATGAAGAATGAAGGGTTGGATGATGATTTATATGGTCTTAATAAAGAACAAGAAGTGGTTCTAGGTGCAGGTGAAAAGTTAGTGAAACTTAACAACCTTAAAGGTAAAATCTCCAATAAAGTATCTACCATTACTAAAGAGCATAAGTTTTTCACAGACAATACAGTTTGCCCTACCTGTACACAATCTATAGATGAGTCCTTTAGAATAAATAAAATCAACGATGCTCAAACTAAAGCCAAGGAGTTGCAATCTGGGTATAAAGAACTCGAAGATGCAATTAAAACAGAACAAGAGCGAGAGCATCACTTCACCCAACTATCAAAGGAGATCACAACACTAACGCATGGCATTTCTAAAAACAATACTAAAATTACTGGTTGCCAAAAGCAGATCAGCGATTTGGAATCGGAAATTCAAACAATTACCGAACAACTTGCAAACAGAAATACTGAGCATGACAAGTTAGAAACCTTTAAAGAAAGTCTTCAGAAAACCTATGATGAATTAGTTTCACATAAGGACAAAATCAAATATTATAACTTCACTTATGGTTTATTGAAAGATGGTGGAGTTAAATCTAAAATCATCAAGAAGTATCTACCGTTGATAAATCAACAAGTAAACCGTTATCTACAGATGATGGATTTTTACATTAACTTTACTCTTGATGAGGAGTTTAACGAAACTATCCAGTCTCCAATACACGAAGACTTTTCTTATGCTTCATTTAGTGAAGGTGAAAAACAAAGAATCGATTTAGCACTTCTCTTTACATGGAGAGAAGTAGCTAAGTTTAAAAATTCTGTTTCAACTAACTTGATGGTATTGGATGAAGTATTTGATAGTTCACTAGATGCCACAGGAACAGAAGAATTTTTAAAGATCATAAGATATGTAATACAAGATGCTAACATATTTGTGATCTCTCACAAGACAGGAATGGAAGATAAGTTTGAAGATCAAATTCGATTTGAAAAAATTAAAGGATTTAGCAGGATGTCATTATGATTGGAATTGTTGGTAATGGTTTTGTAGGTAATGCTGTATATCAAAACCTACGTGATAAAGTAGAATGTAAAGTATTCGACGCAGATAAAAATAGATCTTTCAATAAGTTAGAAGAAGTTATAACTCAAGATTTTATATTTGTATGTCTACCTACTCCTATGAGATTTGGTGGAGAATGTGACTTATCAATTCTCGATCAGTTTTTTGAAAACCTTCCAGATAATCTGATAGGAACTTTTGTAATTAAATCTACTGTTCCTGTTGGTACAACAAAGAAATATACAGAACGTCATAATGTAATTCACAATCCTGAATTTCTTACTGCACGAAATGCTATCCAAGATTTTGCTAACTCGGAGAGAAACATTGTTGGGGGAGATCCTGAACTATGCTATGATTTCGTTCGTTTCTTTGAACAGTGTTTTCCTAATATACCAAGCATCGTTACCTCCTCGGATGAGAGTGAGACCATCAAATATTTCTCTAACACATTCCTTGCCTACAAAGTAGCATACTTTAATAAGTTATATGATATGTGCCAAGCAATTGGAATGGATTATGATGTGGTATGTGAAGGAGTTACTGCTGATAGTAGAATAGGAAAATCACATACTCAAGTTCCTGGTATAGATAATGATAGGGGATTTGGTGGAACTTGTTTCCCTAAAGATCTAAACTCCTTGATTGTTCAAATGGAATCTCATGGAGTGAATGCTGACATGCTCAAAGAAGTATGGAAGTATAATGAACAAATTAGAAAAGTTATTGATTGGCCCGTAACATGAAAGACAAAGTATTAGTAACAGGACATCGTGGTTTTATTGGTCGGTATGTTTTTGCCGATTGGAGAAGAACTCATGGTTATCTTGTAAAGGGTTTAGATCATCCTGATGACATTAGTAATTTTGAACCTGATGACTATCAAATAGTAATACATCTAGCAGCATGGGCAGACATACGTGAGAGTATGGAGAAACCTGAAGCGTATTATGAGAATAATGTTATCAAGGCAAAACCCATATTTGATTGGTGTGCTAAAACTAATACAAGATTACTATATGCTTCATCAAGTGCTGTGGATGGTAACTATTGGGAGAATCCTTATGCTATGAGTAAGTGGGTTAATGAGCAAATGGCACCCACTAATAGTGCAGGGATGCGTTTCACAACTGTGTATGGCCCAGATAGTCGTAACAATATGTTGTATGGTATGTTAAAGGATGGTACTGCAAAGTATATTACTAATCATAAAAGAGATTGGATTCATGTTAAAGATGTATGCCGTGCCATCAGATATCTTGCTGCTAAAACTGAAATCAATGGACCAGTTCCAGTTGGATATGGGGAATCTATTCCTGTAAGAAAACTAGCAGAAGCATTTGGACAGGGAGATTTGCCAGTCAAAGAATTTACACCAGGTGAGGTTGATGATAATGTTGCAGATATTTCTATTATGTTAAGCACAGGATGGAAACCTAATATTCGTATATTAGATACTGTATAGTGCCAACTTATAAACATTCTTCTGGGAAGAGGTTTCTTTTTGTACATATTCCCAGAACTGCTGGTAGATTTCTGGAAGAGAATTTTAAAGAGAATGGATTTGAACTAGAACAAGATGATATTTGGAAGAGTGTTGATGGAATAGAACTTGCACATTTTCATAGAGAATTGTATGAGAAGCATTTGGATGTTGAGGGTATTCCTCATATATCCATCATAAGAAATCCTATCAATAGGTTCTTTGGTGCTTCCAGTTGGTTGAAGAGAATGTATGGTGAGGATATTCAAGAAGCAATGGAGGATCCTATGATGTTTTCTATGATGCTTGAGAACTTTCCTTTGGCTGAAGCAGTTAATTGGTACAGACCACAAGTGGACTTTATCTCCAATAAGACTCATCTGTGGCGATTTGAGGATGGTTTCAAGGAGGATTTTGGTGAGTGGATGGGTGATGTCCTTAAAGTTCCTTTTAAAATAGTGGATGTTCCGTATCAGAAACTGTCATACGATGAG